ACGCTTGTTACCGGATTCTCAATGGCAATCAAGTGGCTAGTAAAGCATTACCTCAATGAACTTAAGCCCAATGGGGGTACCAGTATGAAAGATTCAATCGATAGATTGGAACGTCAAGTTGAAAAAATTATGGATATCCTTATGGAGAGAAAATGATTCCACTGGCACGTGTTGCTCAACCGGCTGCCGTTGCAGTCCTGCGTCAAGCGACAGCCTTGAGACCGAAGAGGAACAAGGCATCGGATGGGCTGCTCCCATCTAAGGCGCACGTCAAGCAGAACCCAAACCCTGACCACAACTCAGGCTTTGCGGTAGACCTGACCCACGACCCGGCCTGTGGCATTGACTGCCACGAAATCTTTGACCGGCTGAAGGAAGATGGACGGGTTAAGTACCTCATCTTCAGTGGCAAGATATGGTCACCGGATAAGGGTGAGCGTAAGTACGAAGGAAGCAACGGACATTACAAGCACCTGCACATCAGTATCAAAGATACCTTTGGTGCTGACACTAGCCCTTGGTTTGCGTGGCTTGGCAAACCCAAGAAAGTAAACAACCTCAAAGCCAAGGTCAAAAAGAAGCCAAAGAAAGAGGCAACGAATGACTAAAGAAAAAGCACTACAGGTACTGCACTCGTACCTACGAGCAGCACTGGCTGCAGCACTGGCTATGTACTTAGCCGGAGAGACCGACCCTAAGAAGTTGGCTTACGCTGCGCTCGCCGCTGTAGCGGCGCCTGCAATGAAAGCATTTGATAAGAGTGCAAAAGAGTTTGGATTAGGTTCCAAGCCAGTAGCCAAGAAGAAAGTGGCTAAGAAGAAGTAGGTTCCTGCGAGGCAATGGGCGTCCCTGTAATGGGGGCGCCCTCTTTTTTTATTTCTACAAGTTCGTATCCTGCTTCTGCAAGTCTACCGGTAATGTAATGCGCCATCTTCAATGGTGGGTCTGGCAACTCGTAGTGATACAGTTTCCATAAAACAGACGCAAGTATGCTTAAACCCATCGGGTACCTCCCGTAACGTGGACCGCTCCTGCGGTCCCCCGTAACTCGCTAACGCTCGTATTATACACACATTCCGGTTCGACACGCCGAGTTCTGGAAAATTCTTGCTAGTGTCCTTCTCTGGATGTACCATTACACCCGGGAGGATAAATGAACATAATTGCGGAACTGATTACGGCCCTTCGTGATAAGGATGCCAGTCGGTCACGCTCGTTACAACCAGAGATAGGACCTAGTGAACTGGGTTCTTGTGCGAGGAAGGTCTGGTACCGGTTGAACTCTCAACCCGTGACCAATGCCGATGACCTCAAACTCAGTGCCATTATGGGTACTGCTATCCACGCCGCTATCGAAGAAGCACTCCGGCTCCGGGACCCAGACGGGACCACCTTTGAACTGGAGACCGAGGTAGCCTACAACGGTATGAAAGCCCACGTCGATTGTTACATCCCAGAGATGGCAACCATTGTGGACTGGAAGACTGTCAAGCAACGCACGCTCTCCTACTTCCCGTCCAGGCAGCAGGTATGGCAGGTCCAGACCTACGGATATCTGATGTCTAAGGGTGCCGGTAGACCGGTCGAAAACGTGGCCCTGGTAGCCATTAGCCGGGACGGAGACGAGCGGGATGTCATTATGCACATCGAGCCTTACGACGAGTCTGTGGCCCTTGATGCCCTGCTCTGGCTAGAGAATATTCGTGCCAGTGCTGAACCACCAGCACCAGAGAAAGATGCTGTTTCCTACTGCTCAAACTTCTGCAAGTACTATGACGCCTCCGGCGAGGTTGGATGCGTTGGTATAAAAAAAGAGAACGCACCTACGGTGTTGATTAAAGAACTCTCCGTAGCCAGTGCCTCTAGCAAATATCTACAAATCGACAATGAAATTAAAGCCCTGACAGCAGAGAAGGAAGCGATACGCTCTGCGCTGGAGGGGTACTCCGGCGTCACTGAGGAAGGGGTCCAGATACTCTGGACATCGGTTGCAGGAAGGCGTACAGTGGATAACGCAGAGGTTGAGAAACTTCTTGGGTTTATCCCATACAAAGTAGGAAAAGAATCTATGCGACTTGAAGTCAAGTCCATCAACGAACTGGGGGGAAATGATGTCAGCGAATGAATCTACCAAGATTCAGATTAACTTTAAGTGGGAGAAGGATGGTGATATGGTCAACATCTACGCAACCGATGAGGCAGATGCCGCAGCGCAGTTGCAAGGATTGCAGAACATTATCCCTATCATTGCTCACACATCACAGATGTTCCGAGGTATCGGACTTGTTTCTGCACCAGTAGGACCAGCACCGACGGCATCGGTGACACCGATTGCTAAGCCAGCAGCACCAGCGACGGCAACGGGTACTGGACCAACCTGCGCTCACGGTGTGATGAATTGGCGTGAGTGGAACGATAGAGATAATCCCGGCGTGCGAAAGGCAGGGTATTTGTGTGCAGCGCCAAGAGAGTTTACCGGTAAGAAATGTAAGGCGGTCGGTGTCAAGACAGTTGCGTAGGTCCACCTATGTTGGAGCCTTGGAACTTCGATGACCCTAACTGCGCTGGTTTAGATACGGAAATCTTCTATCCTGATTTGTATGAAGCCTTCCAGTATTCTGCTTACGCAGTCAAAACCTTAAAGAATCTCTGCGGTACTTGTAAGCACCAGGTCGATTGTCTAGAGTGGGCTTTGCACCACGAAGGCTTTGGCATCTGGGCTGGCTACTCAGACAGAGAGCGACGAAAGATGAGACAAGAGCGAGGAATTGCCTTGCGACTACCGGAGTATCACCTTGATTGATTTGCAGAGAGCGTGGAGTGGCACACAGGCTAAGGCCGTTCCCTTGCCTGATGTGTGGAAAGGGCTTGCCGCCAACCAGATGAAGTTCCGCAGGGGACAAGTCAATATGGTGGCAGCCCAACCCAATGCGGGTAAGTCGATGTTTGCTTTTATCTATGCGATAAAGGCCAATGTCCCCACGCTTTTCTTCTCTGCTGATACTGATACTGCTACCGCCACTATCCGTGCTGCTGCTCACTTGACGCAGCATCCACAGATACTGGTAGAGCAGAACCTAGAGTTGACCTCTGAGTACTACCGTTATCAGTTGTCTCAGATACGTCACATCCGATGGGTCTTTGACCCATCACCTACACTGGATGACATAGAGTTAGAAGTGAAAGCATACGTCGAACTCTATGGGATTCCCCCCGAGATGATTGTTGTTGATAACTTATCGAACGTCGTTGCTGAGCAAGAGAATGAATGGTCTGGTCTACGTGCGATTATGACTGAGTTTCATCACCTTGCCCGTACCACTGAGGCGTGCGTACTTGTTCTGCACCATACGTCAGAACAGAGCGAGTTCGGTAAGCAGAACGAGGCGCCTCCGCGTCGTTCTATTCACGGCAAGATATCTCAACTTCCCAGTATGATATTGACTCTGGGGTTCACGCCTTCAGAGTCAATACTCAGAGTGGCGGCGGTCAAGAACCGCTTTGGTCCACACTCAGCAGATGGTTCACTCTATACGGAATTGTATGTGAACTACTCTACTTGTCAGATAGGTGACCAAGATGCACAAGGTCGAGCCTATAGGAATGATGCAATACGAGGAGTTGTATAATGGATTTAGAACTATACTTCACAGCACTAGCAGTGCTAGTAACTATCGGAGTGTTTAAGTTTATTCGTGAGTCTGTTTGGTGGTACCGGATTGAGAAGAAAACTCACCGCGTACTCGAAGATATTGACAACGACTAATGTTGATAACTCTTAGCCAGGAGGAAGTGCGAGTTTGTACTTCACTAGCCGTTGAGAGATGGCTGACAAAGTATGGCTCACAAGACCAACCCAACTACGCAAAGGGGAAAGCGGAGGGACGGTTGGAACACGAACTGCTGGCTAATATCAGGGCTAACGTTTCAGAGTGGGCGGTGGCTAAAGCCTACGACCTACCCTGGAACGTGCCTTGGTACCCCAACGAACTGCATACCAATCGCAAGCACATCGCTGATGTCGGTAAGTATGAGGTGCGTACCATCCGTACCGCTGATGCTATACCTTTCTGGAAGAAAGATTTGGGCAGACGTATCTACGGGACAAAGGTTCTTGATACCGAGTATTACTCTCAAGTACAGATTTATGGTTGGTTCGAGGCAGGAGAAAACCTTAGTGAATCCTACTTCGATGCCTCTATAGGAGGATGGCGTATGCCATTGGATAAGTTAAGTAATGAGTAACAAAAACGGACGTAAGGGTGCCGCCTTTGAGACGGGTGTGATGAAGTGGTTACGCGATAGGGGGATTGTCGCGGAGCGCCTCACGAAAGCAGGAGCCAAGGATGAGGGTGACCTGGTGGTTATCGTCGCAGGTCAGACTTATATTCTGGAGTTGAAGAACAGACAGAAGATAGACCTGCCTGCCTTCTGGGATGAGGTAATGACCGAGGCTCAGAACTATGCCAAGGCAAGAGGGTTAGAACATATACCTCCCGGCTTTGTTGTAGTCAAGAGACGCAACCACGGTATTGAGAAGTCGTGGGTAGTGCAAGACTTACAATCGTGGTTGGAGGAACGGAAGTGAGACACGGAAATCAAAGCATAGTTCCATCATTTCTTCTTGAAGCGATGGGTGATGATTGGAAGCGGTGGCTTGCAGCCACAGCCTTCAGTGGATTATCCGCGAATCCTGAATGGGATGGACAATCCGTATCCTTTAGGTTCAGACCAATAATAGAAGATGGCAAAGAAGTAGCCATTGAAGTTGAATCCTATTTTGACGTTGAGGAACGCAAATGACCCACGAAGAATTGTTGGCAATAATCAAAGAAAAAGATTTATCTTATAGTCATCCCGATAGCGTGTTCACGATGAATGATAGGGCGAACAAAGCCCTTCGTGCGGTGGTGGAATTGCATAAGCCGTTCAATGCAGATACAGATAAACCAAGTTGTTCTCGGTGTATGGATGCCACAACGGAAAATGGGAAATATGAAATGATGATGTCTCCCTATCCTTGTGAAACTATTAGAACTATAGAAAAGGAGTTAATGTGAGACAGGGTGTGGCAAAGAGGGTAAGTCAATACACACCGCCGGGTGATTACGGTTTTGAGTCAGGCTATAAAGCAGGATGGGATGCAGCAATTCAATGGATGAAAGGACAACAAATGCCAGTACCACAGGGTGAAATCACCACGACAGAGACAATGAGCAACCTCAATCCAAAGGAGGTGGCTGATGCTGAACAAGTACAAAGTGACGGGCACGGAGAGAGTGGCGTACCGGACGGAGATGCTCCTAGCAAACTCTAAGGACGAAGCAGTACAGAAGTTTCTTACTGCACTCAAGAGCGGGGATAAGGCAACTTATACCTTCTTTACATCCGGAATTGAAGTCGAAGTAGAAGAGTTAAACGAAGAGGAATAATGTCCGAAGGTTATCGAAGGGTTAGACCCATCGGGTCTCGCTCTGTCGAGGACCTGCCCATCGCACCCGTAGTAGCACACTATGGGGGGGAGGTACGCGAGGGTAAGAACGTCTCGGTTCGATGCTTTCTACATCCAGACAAGCGCAGAAGTGCAGTGATAGATACGGTTAAGCAGGTGTACTACTGCCATACCTGCGCTCAGGGTGGCAACGCTATTAACTTGGTGATGATTAAAGAGGGGGTGGATAAAAAGGATGCTTACAAAATCGCAGTTGGAATCACTAGCCAAGGTAGCCAAGGAGTATCACGAGGCGCTCAGCGCCGAGGCAATAAGTTACCTCGTCGCACGTGGGATATCTAAAGAGGCAGCGCAATACGCACAGTTGGGTCAGATAACTGGTAGTTATGCGCCACATAGTTCGTATGCTGGCTGGCTTTCCATTCCATACATCGTCGTAGGTGAGGGAGTAGTAGGGTTCAAGTTCCGTAGACTTGGTGAGGGTAATCCCAAGTATGGTGCGCCAGCAAATCAGAAGTCGCACCTATATAACGTCAGAGATTTAGAAGAAGAGTCCGATGTCTTGGTAATATGTGAGGGAGAGTTCGATACCTTGATAGTCTCACAGATACTCAAGGTTCCTGCTGTTGGTTGTCCTGGTGTAGCCAGTTGGAAACAACACTTTGCCAAAATGACTATTGGTTATGAGCGCGTGTTGATTGTCGGAGACAATGACAATAAGGCAGATGGTTCCAACCCTGGACAGGACTTCGCTCGGCGTGTCGCACAAGAGGTACCAAACAGTCAGATAGTACAATTACCACCAGGAATGGATATAACGGACAGTTATCTCACCGAGGGACCGGAGAAATTACGTGAAAGACTTGGCCTTTAGTGGACAGGGAAACAATGGAGAGCGTGATTTATACCTTGACTGGGTTAGGGTTTCGTGTGATACAAGTAGATGTAGAGCGTGGGACACTGTGGATACAGATACCTCCCGTACGCCATTAGCCGACCACCCGGCTGTTCTGGCCTACCGCAAAGGGATTGAGACAGATGACCTCACCTCCTTCATAGAATCTTTTGCCTCCCTACGGGCCAACCGCGTGCGTGGTGTCGGCGCTTCGCAGTACGCACGCGAATCTGGTCAGCGCTTTGAGCAGTACTCCATTGAGGATACCGTTCGAGAATTGGTGGAGGAACTGGCAGATGCCAGTAACTACATAGACTTTCTTGCTATCCGAATACTCCACCTCATCTCCAATACAAAGGAGACGGGTATAGATTGTGACTAAGAATCTCCCCGAGGGCATAGACGAGTTGGTGAAAGAGCGAGCGAATGTGATACTGAAAAGGTATCACAAGTGGGTGGAAAGGGAAGACTTAGTACAAGAGGGTATGGCCTGGTGCGTAGCACGCACACAGCAGGTCGAGGATGCTTTTAATGAGCCAGATGATGAGCAACGTAAGCACAACCTCAAGCGAATAGGGTGGCAGATACTCCGGGCGTGCGAGCGTTATGCTCGCAGGGAGAAAGCACACCGCTCCGGTTATCTCAGTGGCGATGAATACTTCTACGAGACCAGTACGGTAGCACAGATGATGCCACACATCTTGAGTAATATCTTTGATGGTGTACTGCTCGAACAGGCACAGCAGTTAGTCGATGATGGTATGCCTCGCCGCTCCAGTGCGCCGAGTGAGGGGCGCAACCTCCTTGCTATGTTGGTGGATATCAAGCGTGGCTATGAAATCCTGGAGCACCAGGACCGCAAGGAAGAAACCAACCACTGTGATTATATCAAGGCTAGATACTACAACAAACTGAAACTCGAGCAGATAGCAGAGATGTTTGGGTGCTCAGTCTCTACCGCCGATAGGCGCTGTGAGAACGCACTCAAGGCCCTTCAGCGGGTTATTGGAGGGGATAACCCTTGGAGTTAAGTACATTGACCGAGGCGGGATTGTTTGAGTACCTCAAGGCCAACCATTACTTTGACTTCTTGAAATCTGAAGGCACATACGATACCTTTGATTGTGTATCAGAGAGTAAGAGGATGTATGCCGAACTCAAATGCCGTCGCACGCACTATCCAGATTTGCTCATTGAAAAAATCAAATGGGATAACCTCGTACTTAACGCTCACAATAGAGATATGGATGCGTGGTACATCAACTCAACACCGAATGGTATTTACGGTTTCCATCTGGAAGAGTTCATCGAACCAGTGTGGGAGGAGCGGGCTATGCCCGCTACTACGGAGTTTGGAAACCGCTCAAAAATAGGGAAAATTGTGGGCTTTTTGCCACTGTCTTTTGCGAAGGTGCTCTATGCCCCCGTATCCTTTTCGGTGTGAGTTCTGCGCTAACTACCTAGAGGTAGAGCGTGGGATGGATGAAGATGTAACCAACCCTGCGTGTAATTATTGTGGCGTACAGATGACGCGAGTATGGTCCGCTCCCTCCGTACACTTTAGAGGTACAGGATTTTACAAGACAGATAATTAAAAGATAAAGCCCCGCTCGCAGAGAGGCGGGGCTTTACTTATGTAGCGGAGCGGAAAGGGTAAGAATACGCTCGACGCTACAACTCTAGTGTATCACATCAGTACCAGGGATTGCCCCTTGCCTTCTTCCTCTTCCAAAAATCTAACGCTTTACAGGGAGAGGAATAACGGTGGCTAATGTATCGTAATCCTTTGAGGATTTGGAGTGCTGGCTCGGTCTCGGTCTCTTTGAGGAGTTGTGCGATACCCAAGGCACTACTTTTAGGGTTGTCTGCCTTACTATCAAACCTGCTCTCAGAGGTCCAAAGAGTTCGCAAGCATACCCATTGTTCACCCGTCCAGCCATAGCCAGCACGCGCATACGCCTTCGCCATCTTCCTATTCGCATCCTTCTGCTCCTTCGTATCCTTCGTTGCTTTCATTACTGGTGTGGGCTTGGGCTTGGGAGGAATGAACCTCGCCCTCTCCCACTCGTGTCCGTGAGGAAGTATTAGTACGGCTAGTGCCAGCGTGAGGACACACGCCAGCACTAGCCTACGTTTATGGGTCATTTATTTATCTTCTCTTCAATCACCATTACCAGCCACGCTACTACGATTACTACGAGCGTGCCTATGATTATCTCCCTCACCCTCTCCCCCTTCCCAGGACTATCGCCTGGCGTACTAGATTGGTTACCTCGACCCGTTCGGTGGGCGGTTCGCCCTCGGCAAACCACCCCCGCACGAATAGTTGTGTGTCCGGTTGAGCCATCATATATTTCAGAGCGCTCTCTTCCACGTTCGTAAAGATTACAGATTTACCAGGAGATTTAATTTCGTATTGGAGATTCATTCTCCTCCTCTATCTCCGCCCTCTGCTTATGGATACCTAACTCCATATACTTCACCATAGACATTAACTCATTGACGATATCTTGCCCGCTTCCTCCGTGCGAGCCGAGCATACGCTCGGCGTTACGCTTATGGAGTAGGCTCCGCTCGAAGAGATAGGTTGCCGTAGGGTCGCTCATCACTCCTCCCTCATTCTATCGTAGGCAGAGTCCGGGTCGCTCCCGCACTCACAATAGCGCTCTAGGTTCCCACAATTCTCGCACTCGTCCAACATATCCAGAGAATAGGGGTCTTCTAGTATCGGCCCACTCATTACGCACTCACCTTTTCTTCGTAAGAATCATCACACGCTCGACACGAGCGAGAATCGTCCATACACCAGGGGCAGATAAACTCTTTACACTCGCTCATTCGCCCGCCTCCTCTTTGATAGTGTAGATATCAGAATCGTCCTCCTCCTCTAGTGGAATGTTATTTTCAGTAAAGAACGCATTTACATCTTCAATACTCAACTCAATACCATCATCGTCCCAGTGGTACGCAAAGAAAGAACTAACGGCATTCCGTAGGTCAGAGTATAGTTTGAAGTATTCATTTCTTTGTTCTGCCGTATCTCTTTGTATTCGTCTCTCAACTTCGAGAAGGTGCTGGTAGTCTTCTTTGGTCAAGGTAAGTGTATTTGTACTCACTCGCCCTCCTCCTCCTCTTCCGGTAGGTCAATCTTCTTGAGCGCCTTCTCTACCGCCTTCCGCCAGTCTTTCGCGTACCCTTCCGCTACTGGTAGCCGGTTCGGGTCAGGGTCGGTGAGGTCGAAGAGTTCAATCTGCCAACCCAGTTCTTCCTCCTTGATAGTCAGCACTAGCGCGTGTTCTCTCATTATGCACTCACCTCTCTTGGACAATCGGCATACGGGAACTCTTCCTGCTCCTCGCACCCGCACCAGTTGAATATCCTCACTTGCTCCGCGTGGGTAAGTCTTGCCATATCTTCCCACGAATAACTTAGTTGTGATAGGTCGTTCATCACTTGCTCCCCTTTCTCACTCGTTCTAGTCCTCGCTTATGGAACTCCTCCGCCAGGTCGGCAAGGTGTAATACTCCTATGATAGAGAGCGCGGTTAGCGCTCCCCATAGCATCAACTCGTAGTCCATTACGCGCTCACCTTCTCAACAATTACATCATCATAACCTTTAACTTCTCGCCAGAACTCAGCGATTCTTTCAGCATCTATCTTGTGCGTGTAGTGTTGCCAGTTTATCTCGCTACCGCCCACCCATACTGTCCACATCTTTTACCCTTTCCCGTATTAGGTCATTCGCCTAATGTCCGGCTACCTCTCAGGGTACTTTGCCCCTGAGAGATAGTCAAGCATTAGCGGAAGGTTATCCGCGTGGCGTTCACCCACGCCTGGCCCTCTCCCCCCTCGGGGGTGACCAGGTAGCGGGGTTCGCCATAACTAGACTTGCCGTCGAGTATTCGTACCGGTACCCGAAAGGCCTCACTTCGTAAATATCCGACTTGTCCGATTCGTTCCGCTAGTTCTGATAATTTCACGCGCTTACCTTCTCCTTCTTTAGTTTAGCGAGTAGTTTCTGAATGGCTTCCTCTCGCCCGCTTCCCCACGTTCCTACGCGGTCATACATTAAGGCACTCTCAATGAGCGCCCACTCTTCCCTTGATAGTTTCACGCGCTCACCTCTTCGCGGTCTAGTTCGCACCCGTGACAGGAGCAAGGAGCGAAAGAGGCGAGAGCCTCCTCCCACCCCTTGCGGGCTTGTTTGAGGGTGTCGAATTGCTTGGAATCGCGCCCTATTCTTCCGTAGGGGCAGAGCATTACTACCTCATAGTAACGCGTAGCGCCCTCGTATCCGTGTTTTGAGGATACGATAACCGAAAGGCTATCTATCTCCCCCGCCACTCTCACGCCTCGAAAGGCGGAGATTCTCGAATTGAAGAACCTCATCGCGTCTTTGGTGAAGTAATAGGTTCCCTGCTCTTTGCTTGGAATCTGTTGCTCGTGCCATATTTCCGCCGGTCTTGTTGGATAGTTCCGGCACCCGTTACACTCACACGCGAAACGGGTTTGGTTATTCTTTGCTCTCATTCTTTACCCTTTCTCTATTAGGACTAGGTGTCCTCTACCCCTCTCAGAGATTACCACCCCTGAGAAGGATAGGCAACCGCTAGACCTCGCAATCGTGTCCATATGCGTATGCCTCGCGGGTCATACTCACGCCACACTCTACGCACTTAATTAGCCACAGGCTATTAGTGTAATCATAGTCATCTTTTATTTTCATTTTTCTACCCTTTCTGAGTTGCTACCCTAGCCACTCACCACCCCCGCCGGGTTGCCCCGGCGAGGATAGAAAGCCTCTAGCGGTTTTTCTTCCCGTTCCGCTTGATTATCTCCCGCTGGAGAAACCCGATAGCGTTCGCCAGTTCCTGAGCCTCTTCGAGGTTAGAGTAATCGTAACACCCTAACCAATCTATCGCGAAACCGAGGCTATAGGTACTAGCCCTCTTGGGCTTGACTTTGCCAGCGTTTAGCGCCCATTCTACATTTCCGTACTCTTCGATTTCTTCCATTACTACCCTTTCCCTATCTGACGGCCTCGTCAGTATCCGCGTTACGGATAGACGCCCCTTGCGGGGCGTTTCGGCCTTATGCGCCTATTGCCCGCTTGATAGTGCGGACGTCTGCTTTATCTACCTGGACGGAGATATCTTCCTTCGTTACGAAGAACCCACGAGAGGCGAGAGCCTCCTGAATTGTGGCGTGGATAGCGTAGAAACCTTCCGGTAGTACGTCGTCCATTTTGATTATTACTGTGGTGTTGATTCCCTTGCTCATCTTTTACCCTTTCGTAGTCTGACCTCATCAGCGCCGGAGATACCGGCGGACACCCCTCGCGGGGTGTTTCGGCCTAGTTGATTCCTACCGATTCGTAGATTTTTTTACGATTTTTAGCGGACTCATATTCGGCAACGATTGAATCTAATTGCTCGCGGGTGAGTTCAATTCGTAGGTTATCGTTGAAATAAACCCAATTTATATTGCTAGATACGAGAATGACGCGGGAGGCGTTCGGCTCGTCGCTTATTGTTATGTGCATTAGTTACCCTTTCGTAGTTGGTTATTAAGTTATAGGAGGAGACTACACCCGATAGGGGATAGGTGTATCGGTCAAAATGGTCAGATATTTTCGTGTCGATTTATCGACAATTTCAGGGCGCTATTCGTACAGATGTTCGAGGGGATAAGTTACCGGAAGAGGGAGGCGAGTAACTTACTGACGGGTAACCTACTAGCCAGTAACTTATTGAATAGCCGGAGGGTTAGCCCGCCCCTTCCCGCCCAATAACCTACGCTACCGTAACTTACGCTACCGTAACTTAGGCGCTCGCCCGCCCCCCCCCTCCCCCTCGCGCCTTAGGCAGGGAAACCGACCCGGGGTTGCTAAATGTGCGGGACGGGGGGGCGCAACCCCCCAACAAAAAATCTCCACTAAAGTCAAATGCCTATATGTCCGTATTTGTCCTAGTATATTATGTGAGTTACACCACATTGACAAACTTTTTTTCCCAAAAACAGAAAATAGGGTATTTTTCCCGCCTTATATATAGTAGGGGGATAAAATCCCCGGAGCACTCTGCGTAGGGGATTTTCCCGCTACCGTTGGCTCCTCCGGTACAACCTCCGGAGCCACTAGGCGGAGGGGGTTGCCACCCCCCACACATCTCCTCCCTCCGGATAAATGGGGGTGAGGTCTGTCTTTTTTCAAAGACCACTTCACTTCCTCTCTGGATAAAAAATGTTGACAGGCAAATGTCGACAAATCTATATATAGACTTTGGAGCCTAATGGCTGAGAATACAGCCGAGATAGCAAAACGGGTCATTCTCTCCTGCGTAGCAGAAGGAATGACGATTGAGCAAGCCTGCAAGTCTGCAGGCAAGTCCATTAAGTCCTACGAGTACTACCGTCGCACCGACAAGGTATTCGCAGACAAGATTGACCGCACCCGGCTCGGATTACGCGAGAAGACTTTTGCCTCCACTGATGTCACCGAGATTGACTTCTTTGAGTTCCGGCAGCGGTTCCTGCACAGCAGGACCTTTGACCACCAGAAGAATCTGGTCGATGTCATAGAAGGCCGTGAACCGGGCTGGTTACACCCCAATATGAAATATGAGCCAGGCCAGGCCAACCGTATTCTGCTAAACATTCCACCCAACCACGCCAAGTCGATGACGATAACGGTGGATTATGTGACATACAAGTTATCTCAAGACCCCAATTTCCGGGTACTGATTGTCTCGCAGACACAGCGCCTGGCGGGAGACTTCCTCTACGCGATTAAGCAGCGTCTGACTCACCCAAACTATGAAGACTTGCAGAACGCTTACGCGGCAGGGGTTGGCTTTAATAGCAAGACCGCATCGTGGCAGGCCACTCGCGTCACTTTTGGTGATGAACTCCGGGATTCTTCGGAGAAAGACCCCAATCTTGAGGCCGTCGGTATCGGTGGTCAGATTTACGGTAAGCGTGCGGATATGATTATCATTGATGACGCCGTAACTCTGGCTAATGCCAATGACTTCGAGCGGCAAATCAAGTGGCTCAACCAGGATGTGCGCTCCCGTCTCAATCCTACCGGCAAGTTAATTATTATCGGTACCCGGGTAGCCCCAGTAGATTTATATAAAGAACTACGCAACAGCGACCGATACCCTGGCGGTATCGTCCCTTGGACGTATTTGGCTATGCCAGCACTTCTAGAGACGGCAGACCGTCCCGAAGGGTGGACCACACTCTGGCCCTGGTCAGACCAAGCCTTTGATGGACAGCCAGAAGAAGAGAAGAACGAAGAGGGCTTGTACCCTCGCTGGTCGGGTAAGTACTTATACAACGAACGCCAGCAGATGGATACCTCGACCTGGGCTTTGGTCTATCAACAGCAAGATGTTTCTGACGATGCCATCTTTGACCCGGTATGTGTACGGGGCTCTATTGACGGTATGCGTAAAGCCGGTCGATTAACTCCCGGCCATCCGCAACATCCAGCCAATCTCAATGGTTTCATTACTGTCTGTGGCCTAGACCCGGCAATGGTCGGTGATACTGCTGTGGTCTGTTATGCCATCGATACTGCAACTCATAAGCGCTTCATTGTCGATGCTCATAAGGTCACCCGCCCCACACCAGCAATGATTCGCCAACTGATATTCGACTGGACCAGTCTCTATCAGCCAAGTGAGTGGGTAGTGGAGAAAAATGCCTTTCAAGCCTTCCTCACTCAAGATGAAGGTATTCGACACCATCTGGCTAATCGCGGTGTCATTCTACGAGAACACCACACCGGCGCCAACAAGTGGGACTCAGGCTTCGGCGTTGCGAGTATGTCGACACTGTTTGGAACAAAACAGCAAGACAACAAGCACCACCGAGATAACTTAATACATCTGCCTTCTGACCAAACAGAGAACATCAAGTCTCTGATTGAGCAACTGATTACCTGGTCTCCCACCACTAAAGGTAAGACCGATATGGTGATGGCTCTTTGGTTCTGTGAGATTCGCGCACGCGAGATTCTCAACCGAGGTCAGTACCAAGCCCACCATCTAAAGAATCCATTCCTTACCCGCCACGAGCGGAGCAAGCGAATGGTCGTCAACATTGACCAGTTGCTTGAGGAACAACAACGGGTCTTTATCTAAGGAGAGAATATGCCAGAAGTAAACGGTAAGAAGTTTCCATACACCGCAGCGGGAATGAAAGCCGCCAAGAAGGCCGCTAAGAAATCCGGCAAGAAAATGGCTATGAAAAAAATGGGCAAAAAGAAGTAAGGAATCAAATTGTTAACAGTCAAAGAGATAGCGGCTAAGGTATCGCGTCTACAGACGCGCTATGCCGCACGTGACCAACGGATGCGCGATGTGCTCTCCGTGCGTCAGGGTGATATTGGCAAGGTATATCCAACGATGTTCTCTGAGGATTACCCCAAGCCATTAGTCGCTAACTTTATTGACGTTGCTGCCCGGGACTTGGCTGAGGCTATGGCGCCACTGCCAACCTTCAACTGCTCAGCAACCAATATGGTATCTGACGCAGCACGCAAGGCTGCTGATACCCGCACCCGTATTGCTAACTACTATGCCACCTCATCTGACTTACAAATCCAGATGTACACCGGCGCAGACTGGTTCAATACTTACGGTATGTTGCCAGCAATCGTAGAAATTGATTACGAGACCAACAGCCCACGTGTACGCTTGCTCAATCCTTTTGGTTCTTACCCAGAGATTGACCGCTTTGGTCGTTGTATCTCAATGACTCAAGTGATTACTACTGATGCAGAATCTCTTGCCTCACAGTATCCAGAGTTCTATGACATCATCGTTGGTAAAACTCAGTACACATCTGGCTCACCATATATCGATATGGTCCGTTACCACGACAAGTACCAAGATGTTCTCTTCTTGCCTAATCGCAACAACCTCGTTCTCTCCAAGACCGAAAACCCTATCGGTCAATGTATGGCACGTGTGGCTACCCGCTACTCGATTGACAACGAAGCACGCGGTCAGTTTGATGATGTGTTGGCAGTACAACTTGCCCGTGCTCGTTTTGCTATCTTGCAGATTCAGGCAGCAGAGAAGTCCATCCAGGCACCGATTGCTATTCCACAAGATGTACAAGAGTTGGCTCTCGGTCCAGATTCCATCTTGCGTTCTGCTAACCCACAGGCTATCCGCCGTGTACCACTAGAACTTCCGAACAACGTCTTCGCTGAGTCCAGCGTTCTTGAGCGTGAACTCCGCGTAGGTGCTCGTTACCCAGAGGTTCGCTCCGGTAACATCGACGCATCTGTGGTTACTGGACGAGGAGTCCAGGCCCTTCAGGCAGGATTTGATACGCAGATTAAATCTGCTCAAGCACAGTTTGCACGCCTCTTCACCGAACTTCTTGGCATCTGCTTTGAGGCAGATGAGAAGATATTTGGGGCAATGCAAAAGACTATTCGTGGCGTCGATGACGGCACACCGTACATCCTCAAGTATGTACCTTCACGCGACATCAAGGGCGATTACGCAATCGATGTTCGCTACGGCATTATGTCTGGTATGGACCCCAACCGTGCAGTCATTGCGCTACTACAAATGCGTAGCGACAAGATGATTTCCCGCGACTATGCTCGTCGGGAACTTCCTATCGACATCAACGTTACCCAAGAGGAGCAACGCATTGACATCGAGGAAATGCGCGATTCACTACGAGTCGCAGTGGCACAATATGCCCAAGCAATCCCTTCACTGGCGGCGCAAGGTCAAGACCCATCTGAGGTTATCAATCGTATCGCATCTGTGATTCAAGGCCGCCAGAAGGGTCAACAATTAGAGACTATCGTGGAGAAGGCATTTGCTCCTGCTCCACAACCAGCACAGCCAATGGCTCCAGAAGTTTCAGCAGCGGGTGCGGCCCCCACAACTGCCTCGCAGGTTCCTCCCGCTCAAGAAGGTGCGGCCCCCGCTGCTGAACAACGTCCCGATATAGCACAGTTACTAGCCGCCATAGGCGGAGCAGCGTAGGAGGTGTAAAGATGAATAAAGGTGGACGCGCAAAGGCAATGGTTTCTCCAGTTGTCGAAGGACCAAAGAACGCCCCGATGCCAAAAGGCGGAGAGGTCAGGTTTGGTTATACACCGGCAGGCCGTAAAGGCAAGAAGGCTTAAATGAATCTTGAACTAGAGCGTACTGGGAGGTATGTATGAGTCACCCAGTACGCCCTGTTCACGTAGCACTAACAGTAGTAATCTTTTTCTATAACTCAATAATGTCCCTTGCAGTTTTCTTCAAGGAGATTGCTTATCTTTTGACATCACACGCAAATTACCAATACGACTTGAATATGCGTATTGAAGAACTACACGAAGATTTAGAAAAACTCCAGGAGGAATAATGACAGCCGAGCCAATGAATCCTCGCGCTGGTGTTTCTGGTCCCGGAAAGTTCTCTAAGCGAACAGACTCCTTGCCATCTAAGGCATATGGAGAAGGCGTAGAGACACAAGCCATCTCATCTGGCGCAGCCAAGGCAAAGACCCGAGGTATTGCAGACAATGTAGGTGGACGCCCAAAGCAACTTTCGGATATTGTGCCATTTAGCGCACCAACTCAACGACCAGATGAACCCATCACAGCAGGTATTGATATGGGTCCTGGACCTGGCTCAAGCATTATGGGAGCACAAGGTACTCCAGTAAAACTTTCTGACACCATTGCTAAGATGATTCCATACGACCCTACCGGTGATACAGCAGCACTTTATGAGCAACTTGCTGCAAGGGGCCTATAGTGGTTTCACGTCTTCAGGCAGCAGCAATGGCAGCCGGGTTATCAGACGATGACAAGGTAGCGGTTGCAGCGGTAGATAAAGCATTTCAAACCCACAGGAAGTTGCGCGACCTTCCTGCCGAGGTTGCTCAGGCTGAGTTTGCAAAACTTCCTGCCAATCAACAGCAGTCTCTTATTGCTATGTTCGGAGAAGAAGACGAGGCTATTGAACCTAAGAAAAGTTTTATTGGTACTGCTAAACATTACGCAGTTCAAAGTGTCCTTTTCCCGTTCAAGGTAGTAGGCGAACTTTCGGACTTAACGACGCGGGGTTATAGAACCTATCAACTGACAAAAGAAAAACCAATACTTCAAAAGTTTGATATTGTCGACACCTGGAAAGAGGCGGGCGACACTGGTGAAAAGGTCTTCAATCAAGAGCGTATAAAGAACGCCAGAAAAGAATACGGCGATGAGGCTATCGGAATAGCAATACAAGTAGATGCCGGAACATCGCTGGCTAAATTGGTCCAAGACGGAATCCTTACGCCAGAACAACAAAAAATTGCTGCACGCATTGGCAATGATGCCGAAGAAGCCAAAAAGTTTCAGAATACTATTGATGCCGTAAAAGCAGCCAAGTATTCACCTGGACGTCAGGTAGCCAACGCTATTCTTCCCGGACAATTAGAAGGTTCTGGTCTATTCTATCGTCCAATCTCTGGCACGGTAGATGCAGCCTGGCGCGTATTTGCAGACCCCACTCTTGCTTTGGGAAAGGCTGCTAAAGCCATTAAAGCAATGCGCTACTCCATCGATATTATGGTGGGTGGCGGTAATAAGATGAAGTGGTGGCAAGTAGGACCACTAAATCCACGTGGTGTAGATGAGGTCTTTGCTGAACCTAAAGTACAAAACTTTTGGAATGTTTACGGAAAAGAATTAGATAACCTCCGTGTGGCACAAAGGGCTGGAAATACCAAAGCAGCAGTTGCTGCTCGGGACCGCTTAAGAACGATTGCTCCAGAGTTTGGGCCATCTGTTATCGACGAGTTCAACAAAATTTCTGTTCCTATCAAAGATGCAGACACTGCTAAGGCTTACTTCTCTAATGCTGCACAAGTGGTAGAGGTCCTCAAAGGCCAACCAGGACGTATCCGCCCGCTAGTTCCACGCCTAGACGCTTCTCGCAAAGCAAGAATTGCCACCCTAACTACGGCCAACAAAGTATTCAACATTGATAAAGTCGGCTCCAAACTGGTCCAAGCATTATATTTTGGCACAGTTACTAACGATGGAATCGTAGAAAAACTTACCCAAGAAGCCGGACAGAAACAAATTGTTAAAGCGCTTGGAGAAGCGAAAGCAAAAGGTATTGCCAAATACTCTACCGCTCAAATCCAATCCCGTATGGATAGATTCAAGCAAAGATTTTCATATGTTCCATTTTTTCCAGAAGATGAATTTGATGTATTAGCAAAAGACTCCTCCGAAAAGATATATCGTTTGGCGCGTCTTACTATGCCACAGTATTATGCAAAAACGATTCGCGAGGCTTTTGATGCCGCAGGTGAAGGAACTCGTAAAGAAATTTTCTACGGTCTCTGGAAGACTATGGCAGATTTTAGAGGTTTGTCTTTATCCACTAAGGGAAAAGATGTAATTGACCTTGTTACCCATAAAGGTAGTAGAAACTATGCCTCTAATAGTATTAGAACCCTGCCTAATGGACAAAAGGAAATCTTCAATCCATCGGCAGTTGGACCAGACGGAGAGTCTATGGCTCTTATCCCGTCTCAACTCACCTCTATCGTAAGCGCTCCAAGTATCAAAGACCTCGACCGATACGCTGCACGTGATGGTCTAATCAAAAAATCTGCAAATATAGCCAATACTGAATGGGCTGAAAGAATCACCTCATATTGGGTTTTTGGAACTCTTGCTGGCCCGCGTTACTATCTTCGTAACGGCATCGAAGACCTGATGGTCCACCTTGCCATTGGCAGCAGCCCCTGGGGACTTACCAAGGGTCGATTAAATTCAACCAAACTTCGCACCGTAGCCAAATATGATACAACCGGTGGTCGTATATCACGTGTGGCAGCAGACCCACTGGGTGTAATCAATCGTGTCGTTCGCAAAAGTGATAGAGCCTATTATGCTCAAAAAATAAAAGACGCTGGCTCTAACGTAACCAAGGTGCGAGAAGTTCTCGCTGAGGCTGTAACGTCATCTAAACTTGGTGCGATAGGTATAAAGTTTACTGGTAAGGATGCAGAAATTCTTGCCGAGCAAATTCGCTATGGCGATTTAGATAACGCTTTAGCAGACGTGGTGCAAGCCGGAAAGAACGCTTTTACCGGAACAGATTTTGCTTCACGCTCTATGAGAGACCAGAAGCGATATGGCAGAGTATCAGCCCTAAAGATTGATATACCCAAAAATATGCGACGTGTTCGCGGTCGTGGATATACCAATGTTGGACCATTACAAGATACCGCATCCACATACGCCTGGATGATGCAGATTAACTTCTGGGCTAATGATGAATTGGGAAGTTTGGCAGTAGCAAATCTCAAGGAAAAAAATGTTGCTATAAAGAAAATCAAAGAATGGTTGATAGAAAACCCAGACCAAAAGAGTAGATTTCGTCTCTATACTCCAGGCTATGGCGAGACTATTGATACCCACGCAGAGCGTGTATATCAAGGAGCCAAGTCTTTATTCGTCAAGCGTGATGGTGATACCATCAACGAAGACCTGCTTAGTAAAGTGCGAGCAAAGGACCCACTTACTGGAGAGTATAAAGTCGAGGGTTCTATTGGCATTGATGATTTACCAAAGTTGCCGGATGATGCTCCCGAGTCAATCACCGGTCCAGTACTCATTCCGGTTTCTGATTCTAATAACTATGCCGTCTCCTTTATGACAAAAGGATATGACTGGATGGGCGAGGCTAATGCCCGATTCTCCAGAGAACCAATGGTCTTCCAAGAGATAGTTACCGTTCGCAAGCAAATGCGCGAAAGCGGATTTGAGGATGCTTTCATCAAAGCCTACACCAAAGGCGTAAAGCCAGGCGACACCAAGACTTTAGACAAAGTAACAATCAATGCCAAGAAGAAATTAGCCGAGATTGCAGAAGAGCGTGCCAAAACCAGGGTTCTAACGTTCGTAGATAACCCGTTAGTACAGACACAACTTGCTTTCAACGTTCGCAACTTTGCTCGATTCTATCGCGCAACGGAAGACTTTTCTCGTCGTATTGCCCGTACAGTTCGCTACAACCCAGAGTCAATAGCACGCGCAGCCCTGACTTATGATGGTATATCACACTCTGGTTGGATTCAGAGAGATGATAATAACGAAGCGTATTTTATATACCCTGGTAGCGTGTATATGTACAAGGCTATGCAGGCAGCAATGATTCCCTTTGGTATTGAGCCAGCGTTCAAGGCACCGATGCCTGTAGAGTTTGGCGCTAAACTAAATATGATTACGCCATCACTCAATCCGGATGGAATCTTTCCAACATTTGCAGGACCAATATCTGCTATGGGTGTAACCGTCATTGAGAATATGCTTAATGTGATTTTTGATAAACCAGCCTGGGCCGATAGTATAGTAGAAACAACTCTTGGCAAATATGCCGTAGACCAACCTACTATTTCCAGATTGCTTCCGGCACACGTCAATAAGGTATATTCGCTACTTGATAAAGATGAGCGCAATTCTCAATACGCTTCAGCCTTCCGTAAGGGGGTCACCTACCTAGAGGCTGCTGGCCACGGTATCAAAGAAAAACGTGATGCCAATGGCATTATCATTCCTCCCACACCGAAAGAGTTAGTAGATTACCAACAAAAGTTGAAGGCTAGTACATTGACAGTGCTCGCTCTGCGTGCTTTTTCCAGCCTTATAGTTCCCGCTTCACCACAAATTCTTCTCAAGACAGAGATGTCTGAGTGGGTGCGAGATAATGGTAGCCAAAACTTCAAACAGGTTTTCAATGAAATGCTTGCAGATAACGATGGAGACATCGACAAGACTACTGCTCGCTGGATTGAACTATTCCCTGACAAGTTGCCTTACACTATCACAGAATCTGACCGTTCTACTGTAGCGATTATCCGTTACGCGGAAAACTCTGGAGCGTTTGTAGAGCAAAACAAAGACTTGTTCAAAAAGTATCCAGAAGGGGCTGCGTTCCTTATCCCAAACAGTGGAGACTTCTCCTGGGATTCATACCGCTTGATGAAGGGTATGGGACTGCGTACTAATAAGCGTGTTGATGACTTTCTCAAAGAAGTCCAGTCTGCCAACGCCCTTCGTGTTTATTACGACAACCGAGAGAAGTTCTATGCCGACTTAGATAATGCCTTTGACCCATACAGCAAGAAGATACTTCGAGAGAAATGGGCTGGTTGGTCAGGGTATTGGAAGAAGACTCATCCTCTTATCCAGGAAGAATTGGCAGAAGGCGGTCTGAGAGAGATAAAACGAACCAAGGCTCTTGATGACCTAGTTCGTCTGCTCAACGATGATAGTATAAGCGTGCAGCCAAAAGCCAGAGCGGCACTTGGAAAAATGGTTGACTTATACAATAAATATAAGACTGAATCCTCGCAGTTAGATTTGCTTGGAAGTATCGGTACTGCGCTAAGCGATGAACTAAAGTTGTCGACATTAGCGCAAATGAAAGAAGTAGCAAAAACTAACTCAAATGCTAAGTCAGCATTTGATGTCTTGTTCTCAAGATTGCTTGACTAGGAGAAGAAGTGTCAACATCAACACCTGAGATGACCAATCAACAGGTCAACGACTATATGACTGGTGACCCCACTCAGAACACCACTGCTTCTGCTACAGCAAACATTGATACTTCTACCCTGCTTAGCAACTTCTACAAGAAGAGTCCAGCAGAACTCAAGGCGTTATCTACCGCATTGAAGAACGCTGGATACTCTGTATCTATCACTTCATCTCCAACCGCAAGGTTGAGAGACCAGTACGCTAAGTCCTATTTCGATTTTATTATTTACAAAAAATCGGTTCCCGATTCGCCAGTCAGTACACCTGAAGAGTTCCTCAGCACCTTTAGAAAACAACCTGGCGCTGGTGGTCCTAGAGTATCTGAATCTTTTGGTATCACCACTCCTGATACCGCCGCTGCAAAAATTACAGAGTATTACCAAAAGATGCTCTTCCGGGACCCAACCAAGAAAGAAATAACCAAACTTACCAATGCTCTTAATACGGCAGAGAAAAACTTGCCAACCACCACAGTTACTCGAAAAGTTGGCGGAAAGACTCAAACCTTTACAACACCTGGAGTTAGTAGTAATCAGTTCCTAATTGACTCTATTGCCAAGACAAAGGAATACAAGAAGAATCTTGGTGTAGCACCAGACCTACTCAAAAGAAGTCTTGAGAAGGAAGAGTACTACAATCTTATCAAAGGCAAAACTATGGAACAGGTCTCTGAGATTAACAAGACCAATCCATACGGTCGGGCTTTTAGCGAAGTATTCAAGATTGTTAGTGACTACGCAACCAAGGTTGGCACGATTGACGATGCCACTAAAGCACAACTAGCCCGGGAAATCTATGACACTGCCAATGAAAGTAACCAGGGTTACATCCAACAAAAAGTCAACGAAAAGATTCAGGTAACTCCAGGAGCGCAAGCAACCGGACAGACAGGTAAGAGTCTGGCCGAATTGCGTAATGTCGCCACCGCCAACGGTATAGACCTTGACAAGACTTTTGGTCTAGTTCTTACCGACTGGGCGCAGAAGTTAGACCAAGGCGAGGACATCAATACCTACAAACAGACAATTCGAGATGTAGCAAAAAGAGGTCTACCACAAAATATCGGGGCTCTTATGGATAAAGGTGTGGACCTAGAAACAATTTACTCTCCGTACAAAAGGGCTATGGCAAATACTTTGGAAATCAACGAAGACACCATTACCTTAGATGACCCAACCCTTCGCTCTGCCATTACTGCAGAGGGAGAAAAGACTTTGTATGACTATCAAAGAGGTCTTCGCAAAGACCCACGTTGGCAATACACCAACAATGCCCGAGATGAAGTATCGACAATAGTGGGCACGGTTCTCCGTGACTTTGGATTCCAGGGGTAACTATGGCACTAGAAGATATAGCAGCAGAGGTTAAGGCGGCGAAGGCTGCCGCATCTGCCAAAAAGGCGGCGCCTAGTCCCAAGGTGCAACCACCTGCTCCTGCAAAAAAGGCTCTGGCTCCCGAGCCATCAGACCAGTTGAAGAGATTAGAAAGGGCTGCAGTACAAGCAAAAAAGGTTGCTGCAGATATCAAAACTCTTGGCAAAGAATCAGTGCAAGTATCTGAAGATGCTCTTGCCGCCGCACTTGCAGCAGGAAAAACTATTGACAGAATAATGTTTCCTAGTGGGAAAGCAGCACCATCCGGTGAGACTATAGGCAATGTTCCTCTGCCGGATTTCAAGCCTGGACAAACTTTTACCCCACCAGAGGTAGGCGGTCCAGCACCGACTGTTACCACAACACCCACTGTTACTACCACGCCAAAACCAATGGACGAAAAGACCGCAGAACGACGTTCTGCATTTGCTCTACTTCGTCAAGAATTTGACCGTTACGGTTTAGGTGACCTAGTTGGTGATATACAAACCCTTGCCGAAGAGGGCATTAGTGCTCCTGAATTTACTTTGCGTTTGCGCCAAACCGAACCATATAGACAACGATTTGCGGCAAATCAACAGCGCATCAACAGCGGATTACGCGCCCTGTCTGAAGCGGAGTACATTGGCCTAGAGGACCAGTACCAGAATGTTATGCGTCGTTATGGACTACCCGCATCCTTTTATGCAAAAGGTGAGCGTGGTATCCAGCCAGAGTTTCAAAAGTTTATTGCCGGAGATGTTAGTCCGGCAGAACTTGAAGACCGGGTTCAGTTGGCTGCAACCCGAGTACAGAACGCTGCTCCAGAGGTTCTTTCCACGCTAGAAAGATTTTATCCCGGAATCAATAAAAGCAATCTCCTTGCTTACACGCTTGACCCACAACGTGCATTACCTGAGATTCAACGCCAGATACAGGCCGCAGAGATTGGCGGAACAGCCGGTACTGCAGGGTTCTCGATTGGTCAGATGAGAGCGGAAGAACTTGCTCGGCGTGGTATTACACAACAGCAGGCGCAACAGGGATATCAAGCCGCAGCGGAGATTCTCCCACGCGCCACACAATTAGCAGATATCTATGGTCAGGAGAAATACGACCAGACTGCAGCAGAACAAGAAATCTTTGGATTAGAAGGAGCAGCCTCTGCTCGACGCAAGCGTCAAAAACTTGCGGGTATGGAGCAGGCACAGTTTGGAGCACGAACTGGTATGGCTGGAAGCGCACTAGAGCGAGGACGCTCAGGCGCATATTAGACCTGCCTCGGACCGACCGGCCCCGAGGAGTGTAAGAAGACCGGCAGATAGAGCCATACCGTTTCCCCGAACGACTATGAGGCTATCGACTACTACGAGAAAATGGGAGAGGACTAACTATGTCCAATCAATGGGATGACGATGACGATGACGATTACACCGCTCCAGAGGCGAATAACGACCTCGTTAAGCAATTACGCAAAGCCAACAAGCAGAAGGAAAAAGAACTAGCCGAACTTAAGGCTAACTTTGAAAATCTGAACAAGGCACAAAGAGAGCGTGCTATCAAAGACGTCTTAACATCTCGCGGGATTAACGGCAAGATTGCCGCATTTATCCCAGGCGATATCGACGCATCAGAAGATGCAGTATCGCGGTGGCTTGACGATTATGCCGATGTATTCGGAATCGAACAGCCACAACAAGCGACTCCAAATGTGGACCCCAACCAAGCAAAGCAATATCAGAAGATGACGCAGACCGTAGAGCAAGGGCTTAGCCCGGATGCTGGCGATGACATTATGCGCCGTCTGATGAACGCTAATAGCAAGGAAGAATTGGATGCCGTCATTCGGGAGTCTGGACTCTAACCCGACTAAGAAAGGCAAACGCTAATGGCAATTCCAGGCGGGTCGATTACCTCGACCTCATCCATCAGCGCACTCGTACAAACAGCATACGACCAGTATGTCCGGATGGCGCTTCGCTCCATCCCTGTTATGCGTGCTCTCGCTGACGTGAAGCCAGTACAACAAGCAATGCCAGGTTCATCGGTAGTCTTCTCAATCTACTCTGATTTGGCACAAGCCACATCGACTTTGAGCGAGTCTACAGATGTTTCGAGCATCGCTCTTGGTAACCCATCACAGGTTACTGTTACCCTCAATGAGTACGGTTCAGCGGTCACCACGACCAAGAAGTTGAACCTCACCTCATTCAACGATGTTGATTCAGCACTTGCTGACATCATCGCTTACAACGCAGCAGACAGCATCGACAATGTTGTCGGACAGGTCCTCTCTGCAGGAACCAACGTCATCTACGCAACCGGTGGAGCCACCGACCCATCGTCCTCAGCAACTGTTGAGCCAACCGAT